TCTGGTTGTTTACGTTCCCAACAAAAACGCGAATCTGTGCTTAAATGGCTTGATAATATCGCTGATTATAGTATGATTCTTGATATACCAACCTGGGTGATTCATGACAAAAAAGCAGCTCATGCAACAGGTTTTAGCACTACAGACAAGTCATTGGCATTACAACAAGCAGTAGACGCTACTAAATTTAATAATGAATATTTTATTCAACATCGTCGTGGAATAAAACAAGGCGGTACTAAATTTTTAAATGTACTTCAAGGTGATAATCATACTAGCGCAGAAACATGGTATCAAACCATGAAACATTACTGCGATCCCAAACAATATCCAGAAAAACATTTTGATGGATGGGCCATGGGCGGACAAAATATGTGCGATGTTCATCTTATTTTGAAAAGACTAATTTCGTTGAAATATGATGGATTATTGCAGGAAGGAGTACATGATTGGATGCACTTTTTGGGAACCAGTAAATTAGAGTGGGCATTGTTACTGACAGTTATACAGCAAACAGTACGTAAATACGTGAATCCTGTGTTTACTATAAGTTTTGATTGTGCTAGTCCATTCTTAGCAACCGCAAACGGTCAGGCCTATCACGAAAACGTATTCCCACAATGTGGAAAATGGGGTTATCGGATGGCACCAAGCGCCGACGATAAAAAATATGCAACTGATACACGTAAATGGAGTACCGGAATACTAGCTGATAATATTCACACATATTGGCAAGAAAGCCCTGTCAGTGATTTGCTGACCATGCGTGATATATGTTATTATAAACCAGGCGATCTTAACAAAAACGGTAAAGAAGGTCGAACTAGTTGGGATAGTTTTAGTTATGCTTTGTTGATGGGGCATAATGTTTGGATGCATATTACCGCAGTGCAAGAAGCTAATAGACGTTTTGAAGCCGGAGAATATCCAGCTATGATGCAGCGTAATGATGGTGATTACGAATATTTTGAAGATATTATAGATAGTATATTTGCAGCGCCTAATGCATCGGCCAGTTATAAAATTATAGATCGTTATACCAAATACTGGATGCAGATTATAGGCACACGCGGTTTTGCAGGAAAAAAAGCACTAAATTCTAATACCATGTTTAATAATTTTTTTACTACAGACAATAATCCAGCTAACAATGAACCAAATTTTGAAAGAATGGATAATGAATCGACAAGGATTTGATAATCAAGTTAATTTTTTTCATGGTATAGAAGTAGAACAAACCCCTATGTTTAAAAAACCAACTTTATTTGTGATTGGATTACAATCTATTAACGAAATCACCAAACATCTACTAGGATATGATCATATTTATTTTGGTGCCAACATGAGTTTTCCTAAACAACCTACATTTCAAGAATACCAACAATGGGAATCCATGCTTCTATATTTTTTACAACGAGAGTATTGGTGTACTTTAGATATAGATGTCAATGGTCTGGGCGAATTTCATAACAGTAGTTTGTGTGAATATCGTAGATTTATTCCCATAATCAGTGTTAAAATGCCATATGTTAATCTTTTTAACTATAATACCGTGATAAAAATAGATGATAGTGATTTTGATTCAACCAATCCCGGTGTATGGTGCCATCGTTTGCATGATCTAATGGATCCTGCAAAGTTCACTGACTGGGATCAATATACTAAAGACCAAATTATTAAGAACTAACATGGAACAAAGACAGCAAGCATTGGCAGACACACGTCAACGTATTAAAGATCGTGCTCGGCGTATGATTTGGATTACTTTTCGTAAAGAAGGCATCCATAATTATCCTGCTGCCGAAACTGATATTAATTTAAAGACCGGAGATGAATATGATGTATCATTTCTTGGTTATCCACATAGGCATATTTTTCATTTTACTGTTGCTATCGAAGTATTCCACAATGATCGAGATGTGGAATTCATCCAATTCAAGCGATGGCTTGAAAAACTGTATTCTAGAGACAAAGGTATACTGTCGCTGGAATACAAAAGTTGCGAAATGATCAGTGACGACTTATATGAAGTCATTGCTTCTCGTTATCCCAATCGTAACATTGAAATCACTGTGGCAGAAGACGGCGAAAACGGAGCTACTGTATATTATCATAAATTTCATCCACAACTTATCTCAGTATAAGAAGAATTAAATGTCTAAAAAAAGCCTCAAAAAACATCTTCAATTTAAACCTGAAGTTAAAAAAATCTTTGACGAATTAGATCTATTCCGTGATTTTTGCCGCGAATTTGGTTACCCGTTTGATGAGACATATCTTAACAATAACAATAGTTCATACGTTGACTTCCAACGTTGGCGGGATGGTAAAATACCACGTGATAACTGGATACAGATGATCAAGCAGGTACGTAAACATGCGTAAATTATTTTATATGGGACTTGAACCCTATAAAGCCAGATATACCCTGCAATTACAAGAATGGAATAGATTAATTTTTGAACGTAGAGCTATCAACTTCTACATTGTAGAAGGAGAAACACTGAGCAATGATCAAGCCATTGTAACAGGACAAGTCTTAGATGCACATGGACGAAGTTATTTTGGAATGAGTCAAATGATGAATTTGGTTAAATTGATGAAATTGGGAGCAGTGACAAGTGAAGATGTTATCTATTTTGAAGATATGTTCCAACCGGGCATTGAGAGCTTGCCCTACATTCTTGATCAAATCAATGCCAACCATCGTCCTAAAATATTTGTACGGTGTCTTGCACAAACTATTGATCCTGACGACTTCGTTCATGTATGGAACATGGAATCGTGGATGGCTTGTTATGAGCGTATGGTTAATTCTTTTGTTACAGGTATTTTGGCCACTAACGAAGAAATGGTAGCACATATGCGCATTGCAGGCTGGCAAGCGCCAATCTACAATATTTCAGGACTTGCATTTGGCAAAGACGAAGTTAGAAATCGTATAATGGGGCCTCTCAAATCATTCGATCAACGCACCTTTCGAGTGGGTTTTGCAGCTCGTTGGGATCAAGAAAAACAACCCGACTTTTACATGGACTTGATTGAAAAATATCACGACTTGGCAAATAACTTAAATTATTTACCAAAAGTAGAGTTCGCTGTGTTTTCTGGTTCAAAGTTGCGCACTAACAACAGTAGTTATATGGAACGTACTCGTCGATTACAGTCGGAAGGTAAACTAGTCATTTATGAAGACTTAGAAAAAAACGATTACTATAATTTACTCAACGACACCAGAGTTCTTTTTAATTGTGCTCTACAAGATTGGGTATCAAATACAGTTAGCGAAGCAGATACACTTGGTGTCAATGTATTATATCCTGCTTATCGCAGCTTTCCTGAAACTTTTGCCAATGATCACGAACGACTTTATGTGCCTTGGAGTCTTGATGATGCTATACAAAAATTGATTCCATTACTGAGTCGTCCCCACAAAAATATAGGTCGTATCAGTGACTATAACAATGGTACTATTGATCGTATCTGTGATATCTTAGAAGGACAAGGAGAGTATATGCTGCGTAAATCTAAAGATTACAGAAAGCACTTAACACCTGCCAAGTATTAAAAAACAAACTATTACCAACAACTTTATAAAGAAATTTTGATGTCAAACACAATTATTATCACAGGTGCCACCGGTTATGTTGGCGGGCATATAGCTTTGAAATTCAATGAAGCTGGTTATACCGTAATTGGAGTAGATAGAAAAATTACTATTCCTGCAACTTTAGAATTTTTAGATGAATTTCTCTGCACAGATTTTGTTGATATAGTAGATTATTGTGCTTCTCTTAGAAAAGTAAATGCTATTATTCATTGTGCAGGCACCAGTTTAGTTGGACCAAGTGTCACTGATCCCGGCGAATATTATAATAATAACACTGCTAAAACTAATCGTATGTTAAATTGGTTAGCCAACAAAACATGGTCGGGTAGTATTATTTTTAGTAGTTCTGCTGCGATATATGGTAATTATGCACACTGTCCCATAAGTGAAAATGCTGCATATTCATCTTTTCCGATCAATCCATATGGTTGGTCAAAATTAATGACCGAAAGGATAATAGCAGATCATTGTAAAGCTCATAAATTCAAAGGAATAAGTTTACGTTATTTTAATGTTGCAGGTTCCGATCCCAAATGTCGTATAGGTCCAAAACAAGATGGCACTCACTTATTTACTCGCGCGATAGATAGCGTGCTCAGTAATAAAGAACTTGTTATTAACGGAAATGATTATGAAACAAGAGACGGTACTTGTATTCGTGATTACATACATGTTTCTGATTTAGCGCAAGCTCACCTAGAGGCAGTTTGTCTTGCAGAAGGATTTAAATTTGGAGAATATCGCAGTTATAATTTAGGTACAGGCAAGGGTTATTCAAACCAAGAGGTATTAGAACAAGTTGCTGCCTATGCAGGTACCAAACTTAATTTGAGTATTGGACCTAGACGCGAAGGAGATCCCGCTCAATTATATGCAGATCCAAGTAAATTTATGCAAGACACATCATGGCAGCCAAGTCACAGTAGCATAGATAATATAACTAGTTCTACTTTTAATTGGTTTAAAAAAACATATTATGAAAATTGATCTTGAAAAACCCATAAGTCAAATAATAAGAGAAAGGATTCAAAAAGCAGGATCCAGATTTCACGCAAATGACAACATATCAGCATTTATAGAAAGCAATGATGAAATTGATTGTTTAGTCAATGAGGTAGCTGAACGATTTCAAGGTGTACTAAATAGTTTGATAATTGATACTAAAAATGATCATAACACCCAAGACACTGCAAGGCGTGTGGCTAAGATGTTTGTTAAAGAAACTTTTAAGGGTCGTTATGTTAATCCTCCAAAAATCACAGCATTTCCCAATCTAGGTTATAAAAGTCTTTATACCACAGGACCAATTAGTATAAGATCAACATGCGCTCATCATTTTCAAAATATCGTTGGACGTTGCTGGGTGGGGATAGTGCCCGCAGACGAAGTCATTGGTTTGAGCAAATTCAACAGACTCGTTCATCACATTTGCGAGAGACCCCAGATACAGGAAGAAATGACACTACAGATTGCATCTGCACTCCGCAATTATGCTCAGACAGGAAATATTGCCGTCGTCGTGAAAGCTGAACATCATTGTATGACCATGCGTGGAGTACGCGAGCACGAGTCGGACATGACTACTGCTATCATGCTGGGTGCTTTTGAAACTGATCCGGCCTTGAAAAAAGAATTTTATGACATTTGCTTGTCAATGAAAGGTCACGGGTAATTGCAATTAATATACCACTGCAAAGATACCGGCCTCAGTGACATGCGATCTCAAGACGTTCGTTCCGTTATAAAAATTCTGCGTGTCGTTGCTATTCAACTGAGGAGAAGAAAAATTGGCAAACCTATACCCAAATAATGTAATACCAGTAACTTACAAATATACCAGTACCAAAGAGTACCACGATGCTTTTCCATGTGCGTATCGACAATGGAGAGCAGATAGTCACTGTAACAGGATACACGGTTATAGTTTTTCAATGAAGTTTTACTTTGGTACAAACGACTTAGATGTTCGTAATTGGGTTGCTGATTATGGTGGTCTCAAGGAACTCAAAAAAGTTTTAGAAGATCAATTTGATCATACATTATTGGTAGCTCATGACGATCCTGAACTTGAAACATTCCGATTACTAGAATTAAAAAAACTTGCTAAACTCACAGTGCTACCTCGATTAGGTTGTGAAGGCTTAGCTGACATGTTATACAAATACGTTAATGGTGTTTATATTCCTGACATGTGGGGACCAGGAGAAGCAATAAGACTTTGGTGTTACAGGGTAGAAGTAAGAGAAACACAGAGTAATATGGCCTTTAGAGAAGGACATAGACAATGGAACGAAGACCTGTTCAAAGAATTTTGATGCTAAAAAATTTGTTTAGATACTAATTAACAATTATTGATATACAACAAAATGTTTAGTTAAACATGATGCTCAAAATAGGTTGCAATAAAAGAGTATATATACTATAATACTGAGTATAAACATTTAAATTGGGCACTTGTTCACGTTACAACACAACAAATTATTCAAAGATTATTATGGAATCTCGTGTTAATGAAACTTTATTAATATTACAAGAAGAATGTGCAGAAGTTATACAGGCAATAAGCAAATGTTTTAGATTTGGTTTTCATAATTTCAAGCCAGGAGAAAAACTAACCAATCTTCAGTTTCTTGAAACTGAACTAGGTGATTTGTTGGCTATGATTGACATTTTGCTAGAACAAAAAATAATACAGCGTGACAATTTAGTGATTGCTACCGCTGCCAAAAAATTAAAACTACGACAGTGGTCAAATATATACAAGGAAGATTAAAATGAGAGAACAATTACTCAAAGCCAGTAGATTGCATTATGCAGCTCATATTGAAAAACATCGTATGAACATAGAAGTAATTTTAGCGAATCCATTGGCAATTTCTGATCACACAGATATTATGGATGCCATTGAAAAAGAAGTTGCTATTATTGCCGAGTACATGGACAAACTAGAAGTTATAGCTCGATATTTTAAAGACACCAAAATTGAATCGTAATTTTAAAATCAAATAATGAGTAAAATAAAAATAAGTGAACTTTTCTATAGTATACAAGGCGAAGGCCGGTATATGGGAATACCTAGTATATTTTTGAGAACATTTGGGTGTAATTTCACCTGTGATGGATTTGGAATGCCTAGAGGAGAACGATCAAATGAACGACATCAAATTGCAAATCGTATTACAGAGTTTAAACAGTATCGAGATCTCCCACTTGTTAGTACCGGTTGCGATAGTTACGCTAGTTGGGATCCTAGGTTCAAGGATCTTTCACCGCTACTTACAACAGAGGCGATCATTGAGCGCATTAAAGAACTCTTGCCCTACAAAAGATGGATAAGAGAACACTTGGTCATAACAGGAGGCGAACCCTTACTGGGCTGGCAACGAGCTTTTCCAGATTTACTGGAACACGAATTCATGCATGATCTCAAAAAGATCACATTTGAAACCAATGGTACACAGTATCTCACTGAAGAATTTAAACAGTATCTACATTTTTGGAATTCCAAGAAGGATCGTGAAATCACATTTTCTATAAGTCCTAAGCTATCAGGAAGCGGCGAATCCTGGAATGATGCTATAAAACCCGAGATTGTGTGTCAATATCAATCTGTTGGTTGGACTTATCTTAAATTTGTTGTTGCAACAGAAGAAGATATTAATGAAGCATTGACTGCCATAATTGTTTTTAGAGATGAAGGTTTCAAGGGAGAAGTATATCTTATGCCTGTGGGCGGAGTTGAAAATGTTTATAATTTGAATAACAAAAATGTAGCACTAGCTTGCATAAAGTATGGTTTATGTTACAGTGATAGACTTCAAGTACCGCTGTTCAAGAACGAATGGGGTACTTAATGAGTTTTTTAGATCGTATTCGACAAGCTATATTTGTAGATACACAAGAATCTAAAAACCAACGTCCTTTATCTCCGATGGAATCAAAAACATCACTTAAATCCAAGGAGTCACGCAAGCTCAAGTCCAAAAAACTCAGCACCAAAGAACTACTTACCGAGCGCGGCGAGCCTTATGTAGCTATTTTATCCTTTGAAATTGATCCAGAAAATTTGAACTCGGGTGCATTTGAGTTAGATTGGAATGATAAATTCATTACCAATTTGGTAAGAGCAGGTTATCAAACCAAAGCCAATGAGCCTGAATCAGATATTGTAGATCGTTGGTTCCAGCAAATTTGTCGAAATGTAGTATTAGAATACTATGAGCAACAACAAGCAGATCCCGATTTGCGACACATGAATCGGAAAAAAATGAGTAACGGGCGCACCGAAATCAGTTGACATTCAAGGTCGTTAAATGCTAATATAACGACATGAAAACATACCTGCTCATTGATCTAGCGAACATGTATTTCCGTGCCCGCCATTTGGCACACCGTGCGTCTAGCAATGAAGAAAAAGTGGCTTTTGCTATTCATGTTACACTGAGTAGTGTAAACAAGTGCTGGCGCGATCAACGAGGCAATCATGTTGTATTTTTTAACGAGGGCCGAAGTTGGCGTAAGGATTATTACCCACCTTACAAGCGTAATCGCGTAGAAAATCGTTTAGCCTTAACTGAACGCGAAGCCGAAGAAGATCGCATGTTTTGGGAAGGTTTAAATACCCTTAAAGAGTTTCTAGATACTCGTACTAATTCCACTGTACTACAACATTCTGAGCTAGAAGCCGATGATTTAATCTCGGGTTGGATCCAAGCTCATTCTCAGGATCAAAATATTATTATCAGTTCAGATAGTGATTTTCATCAACTTTTATCTAAAAATGTAAAGCAATACAATGGCGTTACAGACGAACTTCATACGCTGGAAGGTATATTTGATCGCCGCGGAAAATTGATAATTGATAAAAAAACCAAGGAACCAAAACGCATACCCGATCCCAATTGGATCTTGTTTGAAAAATGTATGCGAGGAGATCCCACTGACAATATCTTTTCGGCATATCCCGGTGTTCGTACACGAGGCACTCGTAATTGTGTAGGTTTAATGGAGGCCTATGCTGATCGTACCAATAAAGGATTTTATTGGAATAATCTCATGCTTCAA